GCGATCGTGCGGCCGTTGGCGATCTGTTCGGGATCCGTTGCGCCGTCCGATTCGTCGGCGGTGAGGAAACACCAGCGGACGGCGCCGCCGAGCGTTGTGTCGGTGTGGTGGACCTGATCGGCGAGGATCCGCAAAAGTTCGTACGCGCGATCCGAGCAGACCTGTTCCTGTTCGGGCCCGCCGCCGCGGTAGACGCTGATCGTGACTTCCAGCTCGAGCGAGGTTTCGCGGGCCCGGTTCGTGCCGAGCGTCGCCGGATCCTGCGTCGAGCTGATCCGGCCGATCCGGATAATATCGACGTCCTCGAACGTGCCCGGCTGCCCGAAACAGACCTGCACGTTTTCGGCGCCGGCCGTGCCGGCGAGCAGCTGGACCGCCATTGCATAAAACGCGTTCTTGAAATCGGGCGATGCCGTGCCCTTGATCGGGCCCATTAGGCGAACCCGCCTAGCCGGTTGAGCCGGCCGCACAACTGCACGACGCGATACGGCACGGCGTAACCGCCGGGCGTGTAGGTTTCGGCGCCCTGCCCGAATCCGTTACCCGCGCCGCCCTGGCCCTGCTTGCCGAGCTGCCACCAGTGCCGGAGCAGTTCGCGGGCCGCGAGGCGCACGTTCGGCGGCACCAGCTGCGCGCCGGCCTTGTAGGTGATCACCACGGCTTGATATCCCGGCATGAAACGCCGGGTTGCCTGCGGCCGGCCGGCGAACACGATCCCGGCCTCATAGTCGGGGAAATACGCCGTTGGGTCTAGGACGGTTCCCAGCTCGGCGACGCTCACGATCTGCGTCGGCTGATTGTGCAGCACGATCGCCCAAGATCCGCCGTCGTCGGTCTGCGTGAACGTGCCCGGCACGATCGGCCCGACAATATCCTCGATCACCGGCGTCACGGCCGCGATGTAGAGCCGGAGATCGTCGAGCTGCCCCGGTGTGACGTTCGTCGTCATGTTGAGCGCGTTTTTCGCGTCGTCAAGACTGATGATGAAACGCGGATCCGCCGGCCATACGTCGAGAATGTCCGTATACGCGCCGGCCGGTGTGGTGCCCGTCCACCGGATCACATGCCGGCCGGCCATTGTCGGAATGAACACCAGGGCCGGCGGCGTGCCGTTAACGGCCGGCGAGCCGGTGACGGCGCCCGTCGCGGCCGGCGTGCCGTCCGGTGCGGTGATGCTGATCGCGACGGTAGACCCGGCCGGCGCCGTCGCCCATGTGAGAGTTACCGCCGCGCCGAGGTCTACCGTAGCCATTTAGTAGCCGGCCTTACTTGGCTGCGGCAGTGTCGTCGCCGGCTGCTGCAGTTGCGGCGCCGTCGTCGGCGGCCGCTGCTTTGAGCGAGCCGTTCGCTGCCCGGCGCCCCTGCGGTGCGGCAGCTGCGGGATCGGCGCCCTCGGGAGCGTCGCCGGCGGCGCGGGAGCGGAGCCAGGCCGCGAGGTTCTTATCGCCGTGCGATTCGACGCGTACGGCGATCGACTCGAACGATTCGCCGGTTGACTCGTGCAATTCCTCGTAGTTCTGTTTCAGATCGTCGATGTATTCGCCCATGAGTGCGGCACCTTTCGGGAGTGTGTAGAGCGTGTGGAGTGTGGAGCAGCGCGGCGCCGGGCCCGTACGGGCAGCCGGCGCCGCGCTGGATCAGATCAGGCTTAGAACACCGGAGCGATCAGGCCCTGCCCGGCGGTAGCGTCGAGGCCGCCGACCTTGGCGATCGCGTTCGGGTAACGGCCGGCCGTGAATGCGATGTAGCCGTACACAACCAGCTTGGTTGTGAGGCTGCCGCCGGTGGTCTGCTCGAAAGAGAGCTGCCGCGGCATGCCGTCGCCGTCTTCCCAGAGGTGCAGTTCGTCGGAGTCGATCGCGAGAATCACGTCTTCGACGTTGGTTCCGACGTTTGTCGGAATGTTCAGATCCAGCAGCACCGGCAGGCCGGAGCTGTGAACGCCGACGAACGGCGTCGGGGAATCGCCGAGCGCTTCGCCCGTCGCGGTGCCCTGGGCCGAGGTATTGAACGCGATGTTTGAGTTCGCCTGCACCAGCGGCCGGCCGGTGGTGTCCACCTGGCCGGAGAGCCAGCCCCAGCGGCGCGGGTGCATAACCAGCACGTCGGCGGCGATGCCCTGGCCGGCAGACCATACGGCGACGTTCGCGCCGGCGATCTTGCTATTGAGGTTCGTCGGCGTCAGTGCAGCGGCGAACGCCGTCATTGCGCCGATCCCGGCAGTGTTGAGGATGCCGAGCACCTGGCCCGAGGCGCCGGTTCCCGAGATCACCTGAGTGCCGACCTGCTGCATGTAGGCGCGTGCCAGGTCCGAGTAGATCAGCTGATCGACGCCGGCGCCGCGCTCGAGAGCCTGCCGGGAAACGTCGGCCTGTCCCGAGATCGTGCGAACGGGCACGGTGAGGTCTGCCCATACTTCGTCAGTGTTCGATACGGCCGTGTTTTCCGCGGTCTGCGCGGCAGCGCTCGAGCCGGTGGTTCCGCGCGGGATGACCAGGTTCATGCCGCTATCGGGGATCTGATGCCGGCTGACGACGTTCGCCAGCGGCCGGCCGTTGCGGAGCGTCAGCGCCGCCATTTCGACCAGGTACTGCGGCACGATCAGGCCGCCGAACGTGCCCGAGGTCACGGAACGTTCGGACATTTCCTTGTGCACCTTGACCTCGCGGGCGTGGCGTTCGATGCGTTCGCGGGCGTGCACGTCGCCCTTTTCGAATCCCCACGCGTCGCCGAAGAATGACGAACCGGCGGCCGCGGTTTCGCGCGTGTAGGTGCGCGGCTCGGCCCCGACGCGGGAAATCTCGTCGTAGGCCGGCAGCTTGGCGGCCGGCTCGGCCTGCCGCTGCAGCCGCTCGAGGTTTTCGTCGTCGGACATTTCGCGCTTAAGTTCGGCGATCTCGGCGTCGAGAGCGTCGACGGCGCCGGAGATAGTGCCCTTGCGTTCCTTGATCTCGTCGACGCGGGCGAAATCGGCGGCCGTGGGTGCATCGATCGCGCGGAGCTTCTTAAGCTCGTCGGTCAGATCGTTGTATTCCTCGAACTTGGCAGAGCGTGCCGCGGCCTTAGTGGCGAGCAGCTTTTCGATCGTGAGAGCCATTTCGGCGTCTCCATTCTGGCCATAGGCGGCCGTCAGAGTGATTTGTTTTGACTGCCCCGGATAATCAGGCCGGATACCCCAAGCCAGGCCGCGAGCGCGGCGCGAGGTATCGATTCACGCGATGTTCGGGATTTGCCGCCGGTCTAGAACCGGCGGTACTGCAGATCCGATTCGGAAATCAGATCGGCAAACTGTGAGCGAGCCACCGGCGAGCGCCGGATATGCTCGAGGGCCGCGCGCTGCTCGGCTTCGGTGAGCTGTGCCAGCTCGGCGAGCGCGCCGTCGTTATCGGGCGTGAGCAGCCCGGCGCCGGCGGTGTGCGGTGAGGCGCCGTAGCCGACGATCGCGACGTCGCCGCGGTTGAGATCGACGTCCTGAATCCGGTACGTGAGCCAATCCGGCGACCAGGATCCGGCGTTGATCCGGAACTTGAAACTCATCTCGTCGATCAGGCCCGAACGCAATTTCGGTTCGATGTATTGCACGTCCTGATCGGACGGATCGAGATCGGCCTGCACCAGCAGCCCGCTCGAGTCCTCGGAGAGCCGGAGCGAGCCGTTCGTCGTGCGCGCGATCCGGCGTAGATCCTGATGCTGCAGCACGAGAGGAACGTCGAGATCCGCGCGCGCCAGGCTCGAGCCGAACGCGCCCGGTTCGACTTCTTCCGTGTATTCGCCGAACATGTCGTACATTTCATAGCCGGCGCCGGTGACTGAGGCGTAGCCGCGGAACTGCAGCAGCCCGTTACCGCCGGCGGCCGGCGCCCTCAGCTCGAGGCCCTGGATCCGGACCGAGACGCGGGCCGCGGATCCGGGAGCCTCGGAGCTGCGGCGTTGCGAGGGCCGATCGGCCGGCGCCTTGACGGCCTGGCCGCGTTCCTGTGCTGCGTTGAGTCGTGCGTTCATTGCTATGCCCCCTCGGCCGTTGCGACGGCGCCCGGCGCGGCAGATGCCGGCGCGGTGCCGAAAATGTTTTTGTTTTCCGCGATCTGCTCGGCCGTGAGTGGCGCCCGGTTTTCCTCGGCCCGCGCTTCATCGACCGTGATCTGCCGGTTTTGGATCTTCGAGGCGAGCACCAGCTGCAGCGCGGCCGGATCCATCCTCAGCAGCGCTTTTTCGTCGAGCTTCACGCGGCGCGGATTGGGCAGCAGCCGAGACAGTGCCCGCTCGCGCCTGGCAACAGCCGGCCCGATATTCATAATGAGCAGCTGCAGGTTCCGTTGGGTGATGTTCGCGTACGTGATCGACCCGGATTCCTGCGGCGCGTCGATCGTGTCCGCCGGCACTCCAAAGAATCGGGCGATATCCGATAGCGAGTACCGCATTTCCTCGAGAAATGCCGTCTCCGTCGCTTTCGCGCCGATCATTTCGTAATCCCAATCCTTGCCGGTAACGAACGGTTCGCCCGTCGTCACTGAGGCCATGAATTTACGTTTGGTCAGTGCCGCCTCGGCCTGATCGAGCGTTCGGCCGTTGTTCTTGAGGATCGCGCTCGGCGTGGCCCCGTTGGCGAACCAGTCGAGCGCGAATTGCTGCGCCGAGAGGTAGCCGCCGATCGAGGCCGCGGCGTAGGCGATCGGCGAGAGCCCGACCGGGGATCCGGACACCGGATATTGCCGTTCATGCCAGATCTGATCGGGCGTGTAGACCTCGCGGCCGATCTTGTAGTGATCGAGCTTGCCGCCGCGGACGGATACCGTCACATCGGACACGTTGACCGGCTGCACCTGGGCCGGCAGGCCGAGGCCGTCGCGCGCGGTGATGATCCCGTAGTTGTTGCCGGTTGAGTCCAGATCCGTTTGTGTTGCATAGATCCATTCATCGATAGCCATAGGCTGATCCGGCCCGTACTCGGCCGGCGTCACCAGCACCGGCGGCGCCGCCGAGACGACCTCGAGGCCGCCGGCGATCGTGCGATAGCACTGGATCGGCATGGACGAAATCAGATCGGCCCGGAGCCGTACGGCCGCCCACACTGCGGAGTGTTGCCGCGCCTTATCCGGCGTCACGTCCACCGAGCCGTTACGGCGCGGCGAGCGCTGCGGCAGCCCCTGCCAGATCAGTTCGGTTTGGCTGCGCTCGGCCCGGAACAGACTCACGCGGCACCGCCGGCCCGCGAGCGCTCGGCTGCCGCTGTGCGGGCCGCGGCCGCTGCCCGGTAGCCGATCAGCCAGGACACAAACAGCAGCCCGGCGCCGGCCGTCAGGACGCCGGCCGGCATGTAGAACAGCCCGGCAGCGAACGCGAGGCCGGCGACCACTGCCAGCGAGCCGGCGAGATCGAGGATCGTCGTAAGAATGGAGAGCTGCACGCGGCGCCTCTTTCGTAGGGTTAGGCGATCGAGTCGCCGATTTCGTAGGTTGACGGCCGGAGCTTCACAAACGCCCATCGGGCGATAGTGACGGCATAGAGCGGCGAGATATCCGCCAGCGACTTACCGCGAGAGAAGATCCAAGCGTCGCCGTATTTGAGCTTGGCCGCGGCTTTCATCGCGTCCGTGAGCAGCGGATCATCTAGGAACCGGAGCGCCCCGATCAGCGAGTCGTCGTAGAACTTGCCGCACGCTGCGGCACGTTCGCGCGCGTTCATCTGCAGCACCTCGAACGGGCCGCCGTCGAGATCGTCGGATTCGAGATCGTCGACCAGCGAGCCGGCGGCGCCGGATCCGTCGAGCGCGACCTGATTTCCGCCATGCTCGCGCCGGAGCTGCAGCAGCCGATCGATCACGCGCGAGGTTCCCTCTTGCCGTTCGATGACCTCGAGGAAACACCGCGCGCCCGGCGCCGTCGACTCGGCCGCGAGCCCGATCGAGGCGTACTCGCGTTCGGGTGAGACGTCGACCGTCCACAGCGGCACGCCGTGCCAGAGCCCGGCCGGATCCTCGGCGTCGGCGACGTTCGTCGACCAGGACGCGAGCGGAATCACCGGATCCGGCACCTTGGCTTTAGGCCACCAGCCGAGGTAAGCGCGCTCGAACTCGTCGGCCTCCATGTTCGTCCGCTCGTCGATAATGTCCTCGAGGCTGATCGTGTAACCGATCGCCGGGTGACAGAGGTACGTTTCCGGATCGTCCGGATCCGCGCCGGGATCGGCCGAATATTCGATGTAGCACGTGCGCGATTCCTGCCCGGACTCCACCAGGGCCCGGCCCATGACGACTTTTGAGCGGAGGAAATTGGACTCGAACTCGCCGGCCGCCGACGTGATCCACTTTTGCGAGCCCTTGACCGTGATCAGCGTCGGCGAAACGTTCTGTTCGATCCGGTTATCCCGGTGTGCGAACGCTTCGTCGATGTGGACTTCGTCGAGCGTGGCGCCGTGCCCCGAGGTTTTCGATACGGCGTCGATTTTCAGCTGCGAGCCGTTGCGCCAGCCGACAGACTCGGAACCGTTGGACCAGCGCGGCTTTTTCAGACTGCCCGCGATCAGCGGGTGCGGCGCCTTGCTGAGAGGTTCGTAGATCGACTCTTTCAGCCGCTCGAGCGCCTTGTTCCGGTCCTGCGCTGTGTAGAGCATTTTCGCGCCCGGCTGAGACAGGGCCCGGTGCGTGAGCTTGCCGCGCGTCATTGTCGTTTTGCCGGCCTGCCGCAACACGACGATGATCACTGTTCGATACCAGTAGAGCCCCGTCGCCGGATCGATCTCACACGCGACGTCGAGCGCCTGCCGCTGCCAGGGCATAGCCGGTTTGTCGATCATGCCGAATACCTTCGACACCTGGCCGCCGAGCGTTTCGCGCTGCAGGTTCCGAGGCGTCGCCCGGTACGGGATCGCCTCGAACTGCCGGCTCACTCCGGAGCAGCGAGCGCGGCCGCTGCAGCGTCCCAATCAATCGCGCCGCTGCCGGCGGCAGTCTCGCCGGATTTGTTGAGCCGGTCTAGCACGTTGAGGAAACGCGACTGTATGCCCGAGGCGAGATCGAACCGCTCGAGGCCGGGGATCTGATCGAGTACCCGCGCGTTATAGCGTGCGAGTGCGAACAGCGTATTTTTCCAGGCCGGCTCGCCGGTGAGCTTGTCTAGCTCGGCGTCGACGATCTGCTCGAGCGCGCCCGGTTCCGATTCCCAGTTCACCGGCGCCGACGACGTTTCGATCGCGGGCCGTTTGGTCAGATCCGCCGGCGGGATGATCCCGGCGTCGCGGAGCCGGCGATTCTCGCGCGATTTCGCGTTTGCGTCGGCGTGGCCCTTACGGCAAACACTGCAGCGGCCGCCGGCCCGGTAGCCGCTCGCGCCGTGCGTCTTGGCCTTGCACTGCTCTGACATTGGGCCCGCCTTTCAGCTTGTCTAGACGCTCGCTACCCAGTCGACGGCGAACGTGATCGACGGCGTTGTTCCGCCGACTGCCCACGAGATCCGGAGCAGCCCGGAGAAAACAGCCGTCACGTTGATGACCTGCCGGCCGGCGGCCGTCGCCTGCGGGAACGTGCCGATCGTGTTCCATGTGGCGCCGTTGTCGAGAGAGTCCTCGATCACGACGTCGAGCGTCGGCGAGGTTCCCGAGATCGCGGTGACGTTCAACTGAGCCCGGAGCGCTGCAGCGGCGCCGTAGTCGCCGATCGGGCCGGTGTTGCCCGAGGTTGTGACGGCCGCGGACGGCACCGGAGTTTCGCGGAGGTTCGCGCTTGCCTGATTGATAAACGGCATAGGTTTTGACCCTTCCAGATCGTCGAAATTCCGCGGGATTCCGCGGCTGTAGAGCACCACCCCACGTTTTTATGGAGAGAGAGAAAATGGTTTTGAGGGGGGGGTCTACCGCCTGGGCGATCTCAAAAAAATGTGGACGCGCCCCACGCGATCACCATCGACGCGACGCCGGCCGGGCCGCCGCCTGCTTGCGTGACCGGCCCGACCCTTTCGACGCGTTGCATCCGAAATGTGCGGGTGCCAGGTTTTCGCGGGCCGTTGGGTGCCCGCCCATGTCCAAGCTGATCCGGTGATCGACGGACGGCCCGCGCGGGTGATTCCGCCGTAGCCCGAACTCGATCGGCTCTCGGCAGATCCAGCAGCAGACACCGGGAACGAACAGCTCGGCCTTGATCCGTTCCCATGCCCGACCGGAGCGGCCGCGCCGCGGATCCCAATCACTGAGAGCAGCCACACGATCACCGCCTATCCCCGGACATGGCAACGGCGCCGGATCCTGTGGACGATCCGGCGCCGCTTGCGCCCCTGTGCACCCCTGCACTTTCGACAGTTCTTGACCGTCAGTTGGTAACTGTACCCATGTCAACGATATTTAGCTAATAGGTGCGTTCTAACCCGCGTGTCGCGGGATGTAGTCGCCGAGCGCGTAACGTCTCGCGCGCTGTATTTCTGCGGCTTAGTACCTGCCCGCTGCCATGCGTCGATACTCGCGCGCTTACTCACGTACGCGCGCGACCAGCCGGTGAGCTTGGCGATCGCCGCGACGTCGAGCCACTGATCAGATGTGGACATACTGCAGCCGTCCCGTATATGGGTAGTCCGGAGCTTTAGCGAGCCGGTAGACCGCGGTCTCGTAGCCGATCGCGGCCGGCAGCTCGGCGTCGTTGCACCATACGGCCCGCGCCGGCGGTTCTATCGGGATCCGGAGGAACGGCAGCAGCGGCTCGCGCATTTCGTACGTGCGGCCGTCATCGGGCCCGCCCACCAGCACAACGGCCGTCACGCCGGCGCCTCGGATCGCTTGATCAGCTGCCACTCGCCGGCCTCGCGCTGCAGCAGCTCGGCGACGTACGCCTGATCGACCATGCCTGCATACATTTGATCGGCCCATGCCCGATCGAACGTATAGATCGCGTCCGTCTCGTGCCCGCCCCATATCTCGCGCACCAGGTATTCGGGCCGGCCGGCGGTCCCGCGTTCGCCGGGCTGCCGCTCGTAGTCGTGAAACGCGATCCATTTTTTGCCGTCGCACCGAATGGCCGAGCGATCGGCGATAGCCGGCGGCTCGGCAGCAGCCGGCGGCGCGTAGTTCGCCGGTATCGGATCCGCGATAGACCCGGCAGCCATTGGCCGGAGCCGTACCGAGTAAGCGCGGATCTCGGCGGCCGTCAGCAGCGCCGGCAGATCCGAGCGCGCGCTGTAGCCGATCACCTTACCGTCGTGATCCTTAAGGATCGTCGTGATCACGTCGCCAGGCTCGAGGCGATCGCGGATCTCGCCGATCATCGCCGGCCCCAAGTCTCTACCGTGCCGGCCGCCGGCGGCGCCCACGCCTCGGAGTATTCCGGGTGATCCCGGTACGGCAGCGCGAGATAGCGGAGCGGCAGATCGGACGGCAGCGCGTAATAGATCGCGTCGGTTTCGAGGCAGCGGTTCGCCGCCTCGGCCTGCCGGCGTCGCGTCATGTAGTCGAGCAGGATCCCGCGTTTCGCTTCGCACTCGAGCAGCACGCGGGCCGGATCCCAGCGTGCGACGTGAGCCTCGAGCCCGTCCCAACTCATGCCGTCGCGCCCGACCTCGAGCACGTAGGACTCGAGGCCCGGCGCCTCGGCCTTGATAACGCCGTAATCGTCGGACCAGCGCCAGCCGCCGGCCGGCGCCGCCGGGCTGCTGCCATACGGCACCGGCTCGCGGGCCGCCTGTTCGTCGTCGTAGATCCTGGCCGCGAGGAAATCCGCGATATCGCCCATTGTTTGCCTGCCTTAGTTCATCGCCGCATACGCGGCCGGTTGATGTGTCTTGCACGGTTCGGATTCGGTAGGCGTGCCGCACTCGGCACATACGAACCCGCCGATCGGATCGAACTCGTGCGCGTAAACATGCATGTTGTCAGCGTCCATGCCTAGCCGTCCTTTCGGCACTCGGCCGAGCCGGCGCCATTGTTTGAGAGCATCGACCACCACAGCAGCGGCGATAGATCCGTGCTCGAGTGATTGATGATGATCGGCGCCGGCGCTGCGGGTGCCCGGTAGGCCGGTGCCGGCCGCGGTGCCGGTGCCCGGTAGGCCGGCGCGGGCCGCGGTGCCGGCGGCCGAGGCGCCGAGATCCCCGGCACGGCATAGACCGCGCTTGCCCGATCGATCGCGGCCGGGCCGGCTGCGCTGCACTGCTGCCCGCAACCTGTCAGCAGCAGCGCCAGGCCGAGGCCGGCGAGCGGCAGGATCCCGCGCCTCGCGCGCGATGCCCCCGGCTGCCGGCACTCGGCACAATGCCGGCCCCTGCATTTCGTTTCGTGGGTGCGCTTCATGCGCGCCGCTGCCAGGCCGGCCGCATGAACGCCGGCTGCTGCAGCCGGATCGGCGGCAGCGCGTCATTCATGCGTGCGAGCGGTTCGGAGACTGCTCGGCCGTACGCTGCCATTGCCTCGGCCGGGCCCTGCAGCGCCTCGGCGAACGCGGCGAGCTGGGCCCGGATCGGCGCGAATTGCTGCTCGAGCTGCTGCCACACGATCCGGACTGCCTCGCGTTCGGTTTCCGTCATAGCGGCCGGCGCCTTGCCCGAGGCGATCAGCCCGTCGACGATCCGATACGCCTCGGCCGGTTTCATTGTGTCGTTGTTCATGCCTTGCCCCTTTGTTTGGTTTTGAGCAGCCCGAGCCATTCGGCTTGTGGGATCTCGTGTGATGGGTCTGCCTGGCACGTGATCGAGGATCCGCGCGGATCTGTGCCGTCGCGGAGCAGCGCCCACAGCTGCCCGCCGCACGGCCCCGGATCGTCGACGGGATCGATCGGCCGCGAGCAGCGGGCCGGCAGCTTTTGCCGGCGGATCCCGTCAGGGAACAGCCGGGCCCGGACCCGCGCGACCATATCGGCGATCTCGGCGACCATCGCCGCGGGAAATGAGCTATCCGGGTGCGTCGCGATGTAGGGAACATGCCACGCGGCCGCCCACCGGAGCAGCGCCGGCGTTTCGGTATCTTCCGGCGGCGACATAGCCGGCCGATCCTCGAGCATGTGTTCAATCAGCGACCAGCACCAGGCCGCGACGGTGCGCCGGATCTCGGCGATTTCCAGATCGAGCGGCGCCGCGGCGTCAACGTCGGAACTGCCGCCGCCCTCGGATTGGGAGCCGGGCCCGCGCTGCAGCAGATCCGCGAGGAATCCCCAGCAGCCGGCGAGCGTGAGCAGATCCCGGCGGATCCGCTCTGTGCAGTCCCAGCAGAGCCACGAGTGCCGCTCGGCCGCCGGCACCAGCTGCAGCGCCGAATGATTCCCGAGACAGCCGTCGACGCCGTACGCCGTCCACTTTTTCGCGATCGTGTACGGCAGCGGCCGCGGGCCCCAAAGCGTGCCCGGCAGCACGTACCGGCGTTCGGCCGCCAGGACGGCAGCGGCGCGGCGATCGGCGAGCCGTTCGGCAACCCGCGCGGCCGCCAGCTGCTCGGCCGGCGTTTGCGGCTCGAGGATTTCAAGCATCGCGCCTCTTTCCGATCGTTGGATTCGAGATTTCGTAGAGCCGATTGATGCAGTAGGCCGCTGCCGCCTTGTGCCGGAGATCGGCCGCCGCCGGATCGCTCGGATCCTGCCCGGCCGCGAGCTGCGCCCGCTCGAACCCTTTAGCGAAACTACTAACCTCGCGATCGATGTTCCGCGATGCTGCGGCGACCTGCTCGAGCAGCCGTTCGGCCGGCGACGGGATCCCGAGGATCCGCCCGAGCCACGCGATCACTTGGCAGCCTGCAGCTGCTCGAGGATCAGGCCCGACCAGAGATCCGCCGGCCGCCAGATCGCGAAATCCTGGCCGGCGGCGAGCAGCGCGGCGCCCCACTTTTTCTGATCCGGTGAGATCCGGCCGGTGCGCGTTTTCAGCTCGCGGAACAGCGAGAGCCCGCGGACGGGATGCACGAGATGCAGATCCGGATAGCCTTTTTCGGAGCGGCGCGAATCGAACGTGTGATAGGCGAGCCAGCCGAGCGCCCGAGCTACGCCGATCGTGTGATCCTGCAGCTGCTTCTCTGTCCATGAGTTGAGGACCGCGAGCCGTGCCTGTTCGGCCGTGATCATGCTGCAGCCCGGAACGCGTCGATCGCTGCGGCAGCCTGCCGGCGGAACTCGGCCCGGTACGCCGGCAGCATGAGCGGCGTATGCCAGTTCATGCCGGCAGTTTGGGCGATCGCTGCGGCGACTGCATCGACCAGGGCCGGCGACGGCGCGTAACGCGTGCGGCCGGGCGATGGAGTCAGGCAGGGCCGGCGACGGCGCCGGAACCATCGCGGCGTCATGCCTGGATCCCGACTGATTCGAGCAGCTGCCCGGCACTGCGGACGGGAGCCTCGATCTGCAGCCAGGGTGAACCGTCGACGTCGATCAGGACCGGCTCGCCGATCGGGCCCGCGACCATACCGAGCTGCAGAATATCCTCAGTGATCCGCTGCCGAGCTTCACCGGCGAGCGCCGAGATTGGCTGTTCCTGATCGGTGATTTCGTATTGTGCCCGGTAGGTGGTTTGAGGCTGTGGTGTGTTCATTGGTTTCCCCTGCGTGTGCGTGGCCGTGAACGGCCGGGCTGATCTGTTGTGTGTTGTGTGTGGGTGGGTGTGGAGATCGCGGGCCCTGCCAGTACCGACCCGACCCGACCCGACCCGACCCGTCCCGGCGAATCCAGATTTTGCAGTCTGCCGTTCTGCGGAATCTGCGGATTTCTGCCAGATCCGGTGTTTTGCCTGTTCAGCGGCGTTTTTTCCGGTTCGGGCGGCGTTTTTTCTGTGTTCGTTTTTACGTGTTTTTCGAGGTGGTTTTGATTTTCCGGCCCGTTTTCGTGATTTTCTGCGCGGTTTGTTTCGCCCGTTGGGATCCGGTTACTGCTTCCGTTGATCCCCGGCGCCGGCCCGGTGTTGCTTCCGTTGGCCGGCGTTGCTCCACTTGCCAGAGGTTCGCCCGTTGGGATCCGGTCACTGCTTCCGTTGATCCCCGGCGCCGGCCCGGTGCTGCTTCCGTTGGCCGGCGTTGCTCCACTCTTACGCGCCGGTTCGCCCGGCGCGATCGCTTTGCCCTTGCGAGGCGGCTTTATGCCGTTTCGTTTGGCCCAATCATTAGTTCGGATCCATTCGATCGTGTGCGGGCTGTAGTACGGCCGCGACGGCGCCGGCAGCAGCGGCAGCGAGGCGTCGGCGTTTGTGTCGTCGCCGCGGGACGCGTTGCACGCCCTGCAGCAGACGACGTACGTCTCGATCGTTGCCTCATGCCCTGGCTGCCGGTGATCGTAAGTGCCGGCGATCCGGCCCTTACGCTGCCCCGGCCGGAAATCGACGACCAGGCCGCAATAACGGCACGCGTCGCCGTCGCGGAGCCTAACCGGCACGATCAGCGCCGGATTAGAGTTATCGGTTTTCCGCTGCCGCTCCCACTCGATTTCCTCGCGCGTGCGCATGTGGATGAAATCGGGATCGTCGAGCAGCTTGTAAGCCTTGCGTGCGATCCCGTCGACGATCATCTCGGCCGGCGAGAAATAGCCGGCGTCCACTGCTGCGTCGAGCAGTGTCCAGACCCGCGAGTGCCCGCCGATCTGAATCGCTGTTCCCATGCTCACCAGGTAGTCGGTTAGGTGCGCTGTGGATTGCAGAGCGCACCGCGCGACGAACCCGAAAACCTCATTGAGCAGCCGATCATCGGCGGCCGGATCCTCGAGTACCGCGAGCGCGATCGGGTGATTCGCTGCGGTATCGCCAATCCTGAGCCACGGCATATGATCCGGCTGCCTTTCGTGTTGCGGGTGTTTGTGCGGGTGCTGCTGTTCATTCGGTGCGGGCTGCGGCCGCGCGTTCGGGCGGCCAATAGCCCGTTGAGGTCCGGAGACTGAATACCTCGCCGCTGTTCAGATCGGCGACTTCTACGCCTGGCAGCGGGAGCGCCTGCCGGCCGGTGCGCCGCTCCTGGGCGGCGAGCAGCAGATCGCGGGCCCGTTCGTCGGCGGCCGGATCTTTCATCGGTTCGATCTGCAGGATCCGGGCCGTCGCGATCTCGTAGCCCTTATCGACGTCATGCGTGATCGATTTGCAGTCAATGATCGCGATCACTACGTGCGTCTCGTGCGGGTGATCGATCAGATCCTTATTGATCGAGCCGAGACCGTCGTCCTCATACTCTTTCGGCAGCGAGCTAGAGATTTTCGTCATGCGATCACAGCCGAGACGCCGAGGGATCCGAGGCTGTCCGCCTTGACCCGGTACGGGCTGCGTGTGTCGTCGCTGAGGATCGACCAGGGATCCGCGGCCGTCCCGAGAGGGACGTCGGCGGCGTAGAGTGCCGCGGCGAGCGCGTCGCGGGCCGCGCTCTTTGTTGCCTCGGCGCGGGCCTCGCGTTCGTCACAGATCGCGATCGAGCCGGCGATCAGCTGCAGCCAGGCCGGCAGCTCGAGCGCGTCCGGTGAGCCGACGTAGGTAGCGCCGCCGGCCCGGTAGGTGTTGCCGTTGTCGTCGACGGTGACGGCGAGCAGAGCCGGCACGGTGACGGCGTACGTTACCGAGCCGTCAGGGTTGATCGTGTGCATTGTTCGGTGAGTCCTTACTAGTCGCTGCACTGGCATTCGCCAGTTTGGGTATTGATCACGCCGCCGCACGGTGTGCACGTGGCGAGCTTGTCGGGTTTGTGTGCGAGCTGCGCGGCGCCGGCGGGCCGGGTGAGCAGCTGCCGGAGCATCGCGGCCGCCTCGGCGTCGTCGACGTCGGCGAACGGATCCCGCGCCATTACTTGAACCCGCCGAGCAGCTGCACGGCGATAGTCACGGCGAGCAGCGTCCCGAGGAACACAGTTAGAGCGAACGGATCGTGTAGCAGAAAATGGAGATCCGCGGCGATCGCGGCGCGGGTGCGCCGGATCTCGCGGGCCGCGGCTGCCTTGATTGTCCAGAGCGTCAGCCAGGCCGAGCGCGGCCGGCGGGCCGCTGCGTGGCGGCTCACGCGGCAGCCCTGCGGCCGAGGCCGGCGAGCAGCCCGCCGAACTCCACAGCGGCCGGCAGAGCATCGCAGACGGTATCGGGTGACGGATCCGGCAGCGTGGGATCGAGCCAGATCCGGACCTGCCAGCGCCCATCGGCCCGGAGACGTACGCCGGCGCGCGGGTACGTCGCGCCCGGCACGTGGAACGGCCGGATCGCGCGCCGCATTACGCGGATAGCCTCGGCCTCACTGATCGCCCCGATCTGTGCCGGCGTCGCGATCTGTTCGATCGTGAGCAGCGGTCCGGAGCGTGCCAGCTGCTCGAGCTTCGTTTTCTGCTTCATGCTGTCCTGTCTGTGGTTGCTGTTACGGTTCGCGCTCACTGTGCCGCCTCGCGCCGCTGCACGCCGAGGCTGAGCCGGTAGATCCCGAATCCGGCGAGCGCGGCGCCGGCGAGATATTCGCCGTCGATGTGGCCGGCGGCGAGCGTGAGCGCGAGGCCGGCGCCGGTGACGGCGATCTGTGCCAGGGTGTGCCGGCCGCGAGCTGCGGGCCGGCGACGCGGAACGGCGACGGGAGCCGGCGCCGCGGGTGCCGGCGTGCCGGCGATGTGGAGCCGGTAGTTCGCGACGGCCGCGCCGTCGACCAGGATCTCGAGCGAATTAGTGTCGACGTCGATCCGGCGGGCCGTGATCCAGATCGTCGCGGCGTACGCCTCGAGCTGCTTTTTCAGTTCGGCACGGTTTGCGTAGAGCACGATCGCCGTCCGCTGCAGGTGCCGGCGCCCTTTGGGCTGGATAAAGACCTCGGCGCGCGTCTTGTCTTTCATGCCACCCCTACCAATTCCCCGGCGTTGCGGCCGGCGTCGATCATGCGGTTTGTGTTGGCCTCGAATACGGCGCGGGCGAATCCCATCGGCGTTGCGCTGCGGAAATTCGCGCGTTCGGCGCCTGGGCTCGCGTAGTGGATCCGGTTATCGGGTGCTCCGAGTGATCCGTCTTTCGCCGGCTGCGGCATGATGAACCCGCCGCCAGTCCAGAGACACGTTTTTTTCGTGTAGTTGTCTGCCGGTTCGTAGGCTGTGTAATCGGCCGGGTGGAACGTGTGCTGCGGTTTGCCGAACGCGCTTGAAAGCACGCTTACCGGGTTTTCCACCATCCACGGCGCCCCGGAGAGCCGGCCGGCTGTGCGGCACTGCTCGGCGACCATTACGGCCTTAGCCTGGAACATCGCGTCAGCGGCGCGCTTGCTCTCGAACCAGCGGGCCCCGGATACGGCCATATCTGTGCACGGCGGGAAACCAAAGATGATAGCGATCCTGCCGGCGCGCATGACGTCGCCGATCAGGCCGAGAGCGTCCTCGATCGTGCCGGCGACGTACGCGATCCGGCCCTCTACGCGGCTCGTGCCGTGCTGCGGATCGATCAGGATCGCGTTATAGCCGGCTTCGACCCAGGGCTGCACCATGTGCCCCGTCAGATCGCACAAGCTGATAACGGTAGGCCGGGAAGGATCGAGCTTGCCCCCCAGCGAGGTAATCTCGGCCGAGCGCCGGGCCGCTACCAGCGCTTTACGTGCGCTCACAGCCGCGGGCCCGGCTTGGGAGCGGATACGGCGCCGGCTGCTGCCTCGGCGGCGTCGACGTCGGCGAGGGCCGAGCGTGCCGAGAGTGATTCCTCGAGTACCTGCTGATCGAGTGCGCGGCCGGAGCCTGCCGGGTGGTCGGCCTCGGCTGCTGCGGCGTAGGTGAGGCCGCGTTCCATACGGGCCCGGCGCTCGTGCCGCTCGAGGGACCGGCGTACGTCGTCGACGAATGCCTCATGCGCCTTGACCAGATCGGCGACGCTGATCGCCAGGTGCGGGAGCGCGGCCGGGATCTGCCCGGTTGTGTCGAACGTGCGGGCCGTTTTGACGGCCGCGGCGATCTGCTCGGCCTTGTAGATCAGGTTTTGCGCCAGCGTGTTTCGCGCGGCGACCGCGACCTGCTGCTGCGAGATCCGGGCCGGCGATGCGTTCGGATCGAGCGGCGCGTGATCCTCGGCGGCGAAATAGGCCCGGCGCGGGAGCTGAGATTCTGGCATGGCTGATATCCTTTGGCTTGTTGTTTGTTGTGTTCGCCTGGCCTGCCGCCCGGCGATGGAAACAGCCCGGCGCGTGCCGGGCTGTTTTCTTTTGTCTAGGCCGGCGCCGGCGTGGCCGGTGCGGGTATGTCGGTTTCGCCGAACAGCCACGCGACCGAGACGCCGAGCGCGTCGGCGAACAGTTCGGCCTCTACTACGGTGATCGGCGCCGTGCCGGCGAGCCGGCGCGAAACGTTCTGTTGCGTGACGCCGATTCGCTCGGCGAGCGCGGCCTGCGGGATCCGCTGCCGCGCTGCTTCTTCCTTTACGCGCTGAGCTACAGCAGCGGGTGTTTTTCTCATAGGCGAGACAATACGCGCTAATCGAGTGCGGATCGAATTATGTGCATAGTTTCCCGCGTGTCGCGTTTTTTCTGTACCGTGCGGTATAGCTACGCGTGTACTCACTTTTGGGCCCGATTAGGTACTCGATTACTTGGTTCCTACTCGCCGCAATACTCACATTTTGCATACAGGTACGGGTGTTATAACTCACTGCTTGCTGTACGCGCTCGGCGTGTATACGCTCGTTTAATGACGACTCCACCGGCAGCCGGCCATAACGGCGAATTTGAAACCCTGTCCCAAGCAGTCGCCCGCCGCCTAAGAGGCCGTATGGGTGAACTCCAACTCAAGGGAACTGAGGTAGCCGCGGCTATCGGCATGACTCAAGGCTCGTTTTCGCGCCGCTACACCGGCTCGGCAGCGTGGGAGCTTGACGAACTCGAACGGCTCGAATCCGCGACCGGGATCCGGATTACCTATCTACTCGGCCTCGAGGACGCGAGCGGCGAGTCGACGATCACCGGCGTTATCTCCCGCATAGAGGCCGCCGACCAGCAACAGCGGCAGCAGCCAGACAGCGGCACGCTGCCGCCGGCGCCGCCAGGGCCGCCCCAGCTGCAGTACCTAGACCCGGCCCCGATCCGCTACGAACATTCGCTCTGGCCCGGATCCCCGCGGCAGCAGATCGCCTAGCACCACAACGGCCGCCAGCAGCCCGCCGGCGGCCGTTTTCGTACCCGCGACGCGACACGTTTTACTCGGCTATTGCATATCTACGCGCGCGGCGCGTAGAGTGCGCGTTGTTAGATCAATCCAGCGAGACGAACCGAGGCCCCGAAATGACCCAATCACAGCACCAGCCGGCGAGCGCCGAGGATCCGGCCGCCATGCTGGCCGTACTCGAGGCCGAGAGCGCCGAAATCGCTAAACTCTCGGCCGAACGCGAGGCCGAGCGCGAGGCGGCCGGGATTACTCACCTTGCCGGAAACGTCGGGAACGCCGGGAATCAGCCCTACACCGGCGTATGCGGCGCCCGCGGCAGCATGACGACGATGCGCCGGCAGGCAACCTGCCCGGCGTGCCTCGCGCCGGCGGCCGCGCTGTGAGCGCCGGCGAGCGCGGGCCGCTGCGGGCGTCTGAGAACGGCGTCACGCGTGCATCGTGGCCGTATTTCCTCGGCGCGCTGCAGTACACGATCGACGAATCCGGCGTGATCGACGTCGAGGCATGGAACCGCTGTATCGAGACTGCCCGCGACCTCGCGGCAGAGCGTCCGTCAGACAACGTTTAGGGAGCTGGAAATTATGGGTTGGATCTTTCGTAAGCGTGTGCAGCTTGGCAACGGTGCGGCGTTGAATGTGTCTAAGCGCGGTGTGAGCGTTTCTAAGCGTGTGGGCCCGGTGACTGTGAACAGTCGCGGCCGGGTGACGGTTCGGCTCGCTCCTGGGCTGTCCTGGCGTCTCGGCAGCGGCAGCAGCGGCCGGCGTAAGCGGCCGAATCTGTTTGAGTAGGGCCCCGGAACAACGGCAGCGGGCCGGCGTGATCAACACGCCGGCCCGCTGTTTGCGTATCTACGCGTTTCGCGTGTAGATTCTTTTTGAACACGCCCGTAAAACGGCGATATCCCCCCGGCTCCAACCAGGGGGATATCTTGAAAATCATTCTTTGCGAATACAGAAAGCCTAGCAAACCGCTCCAACGGATGCTAGGACCGTGGTAAGTGTCCAGAGCCACGTTTCCCGCTACGGCAGGATAAACACAAAAGACCAGGCCGCGAGAGCAGCCGATCCGGGTTAGAGCCGGTTCTATTGTCGAGTCTTGATCCAGACTGTTTCACCGGAGAGCGCGAGCCCCGGAATCGAAGTAGCGCCAGCAGTTACAGCCCCTCTAGCCGGAGAGCCAGAGATCAAGACATATGCCGCCGCTGCAGTGCCACTAACCCGCCTGCCAAGCTTGCACCCCTCAAGGTGCCCAACCGATACCGACCGTCCGACCGACGCGGTAACACAGCTTGCCTTGTTTCAAAGCAAGGCAAGCCCCTGCCCTCCACCTCCCTACCTCCCTCTGCGGTGTGGGCAAAACAAGAGCAAAGACAAAAGAAAACGGCTGCTAGAGCAGCCGAGCCAGGCAGCCCGGCGGCAGGGTGAGACAAGAGCAGCCGGCGGCAGCTCGAGGCCGGCCAGAGAACGAAATGCGGTAGCGAGATTGCTCAAGTCTCACCAGCGCGCGGGAGTCTCACCAGGGCAAAAAAACAGCGGGCCCGGATCCATAAGGATCCGGGCCCGCCAGCCTGCAGCGTTTCACACCGCTGCAAGCCACAAATAACCGGCGTGTATCCGGTCATCGGTAATCTCGAGATGCAACACTACGCGCCGGCCGCGATAGATGCCAGCCGGCGAGTAGCGGGCCGGCTGTTTTAGCTCGGCCGTGCGGGATCGACGAACGTCTCGGCCGGATCGTGAATCACCGGCTCGGCCGCCGGCGCGATCACCGGAGCAGCTGCAGCGGCCGGCAGGACTGTGCCGGGGATCGCTGCGGGCTGAAAGTAGGGTGTGTCGACCGGAGCGAACAGTTCCGGCGCCGCCGGCGCGATCACCGGAGCAGCTGCAGCGGCCGGCAGGACTGTGCCGGGGATCGCTGCGGGAGCCGGAGCCGGCGTTTCAAGCGTCACGCGGGCCGCGGGAGCGGCTGCGGGCTGTGAGGCCGGCAGAGCGGCCGGCAGCGGGTGATCAGCGGAGGATCCGAGGCTCTGGACAACTGCAGCGGCGCCGGTAGGATTCCAGAGCCCAAAGTGCATACCGACCGCGACCAGGAATGACACCAGGGCCGCGAGCAGCGCGGCGATCAGATCGTACGGCTTGCCCGACTGCAGCGCGACCGCCAGCTGTGCCGCGAGCGACGTCGAGACTGAGAGCGCCGCGAGCAGGATCGCCCGGCGGGCCGGGTGAGTGTCGCGGGTAGTGATCAGCCCGATCAGCAGCGGAAAAATTGTCGATGCGAGCAGCTGCAAGAGCTGGGCCGGTTCAACATGGATGAACAACATTATTTGCCCCCTGCGGTAGTGGTAATGGTGGCGGCGACGTCGACGGGTGCCGGCAGCGGTGCGCCGTGAATCTCGGAGTGCAGAGCGGCCGTGATTTCATCGACTGCCGCGGCGAGCTTCTGCCGCTGATCGTCGATCTCGCGATCGCCGTTACCGTTGTCGACCGCCTGCTCGAATGTCTTGATATCCCACGCCGAGGCCGCGATCGCCTTAAGAATCGCGTTCGCCGCGGCGCCGACCTGGGCGCGGTTGTCCAGAATCGCCCGGTCAGTGTCCGTGTGAATCACGGTCTGAACAAACACGCGATCGTCATTATCAAGCTGTGCCATAATTCCGGCCTCCTGTAGTTGGGTGATGCTTTGCGGTGAGAGCCCCAAGGGCCCGGCGCCCTCGAGGGAAATAACGGGATAGCCGGCGACGTCCTCAGTCCACCCGAGGTAGACCAGCTGCATCTTTCCCCACCGGGCGTAATAGGCGATCAGATCCTCGATATCCGGGTGATGGTGCGGCGTGCTTGTCAGATCCGAGGATGAATAGATCGACCCATCCGGCGCCTGCAGTGCGATATGGCCGTTCGGTTCGACGTCGATCGAGAAATACACCGGCGCCCACATACCGGCCGGAATGTTCCGGTCCCGGTGCTGTGAGGCCGATTTTTCCCATGCCTCCGTTGCGGATCCGTACCGGATCGGCAGGCCGAACGTCTCGCGGACGTACTCGAGGCAGTAGCCCGGCCGGCACGGCACGGCCGCGTTAGGTGTGATCAGCTGCGTAGCCATATCGGCCCGCCTTTCGTTGTGTGTGGTTAG